CGCCATCCGGCCCCTGCCGCCCGGGCGGGTGCAGGGCAATGGCAGCTACGCGCCGGACGTCGATGCGCTGATCGCCGATGATCTGGTGCTGACCTGGACGCATCGGGACCGGCTGACCCAGACGAGCCCGGTGATCGTCGATCACACCGGCGCTTCGATCGGGCCGGAGCCCGGGGTCGGCTATGCGATCGAGGTGCGCTGGATCGACCCCGACACGGGCGCAGCGCTCATGCCGCCCGGAATTGTGATCGACGCTGGCAGCGGGACGAGCTGGACGCTGGCGCCCGAGGACATCCCCGAGACCGGCGCGCCGGAGCGGACGGCCGAGATCGACCTCGCCGTGCGGTCTCGTCGTCTGGTCGGCGGCAGTTGGGTCACCGACCGCGCGGCACGCCACTTCCGCCTGACCGCGCCCTTTGCCGCCGGGTGGGATCGCGGCTGGGGCTTCCTCTGGGGCACCTGAGCCCCGCAATCACCATCCTCACGACAAGCGAGACCAAGCATGCCCGAACGGATCATGCCGGGACTGGGGCTGCGCGCCTTCTACGATCCCGGCCAGCGCAACTGGGGCACCAGCCTCAGCGAAGACCTGCGCCGCCTCTCTGCCCTCGTGCAGGCGCGCGCCACATCGCGGACCGCAGCACTTCCTGCCACGGGCACCGCAGGCCAGGTCGCCATCGTGCCCGCCTCGGCTGGCGCCAATGCCAACGCGCTTGCCCTCTGGGACCAGTCGCCCGCCGGGGCGGCTGCATGGGTCTACCTGACCCCCGAAGAGGGCTGGCAGGTCTGGATCGCGGATGAAGCGCGGTACGTGCGGTTCACGGGCGGGGCATGGGTCGAGGTGCCGCGTCCCGGCGTGGTGCGCATCCGGACGCTGACGGCGACCAGCCACACGCTGGAAGCCGTCGATCTTGGCAGCATCCTCGAAACAACTGGCTCCTCTGCCGTCACCGTGACGATCCCGGTCGAGGCGACCGTGCCCTTCGAGATCGGCACGCTCATGAATGTCACGCAGGTCGGCGCCGGGATCGCCACGGTCACGGCAGCGCCGGGCGTGTCGCTCAATGGCGTCACCGGCGGCTCGGTCGCTCTCGATGGCCAATGGTCGGGCGCGGCACTCGTCAAGCGTGGTGCAGATGCCTGGGTCATCCAGGGCGCGCTGGCGGGAGCCGTCGCATGAGCCTGCTGATGATGCGCGCCGCCATCCTTGCCCAAGGCGGGGATGCCGCGCCCCCGGTGGATATCGGCTCTGTCTGGCAGCTCGACACTACGCGGCGCCCTCCGGGCTACACGCTGTCCGATGGCAACCAGACCGCCGTGAACACCTCGGGCGGGACCAACTACATGCGCTGGGTACCGAGTGCCAAGGCCATCCTGCCCTCGGACGGGCGGCGCTATTGGGAAGTTCTCTGTGCAGCCAGCGGGGCCGCCAGTTTCGACGGCTACATGGGCGTGGTCTCGGCCGCGCAGCGCGAGGAGTTCAATATCGGGAACAACCCGATCACGCTGGGCTCGATCGCGTATCGCGGCAACGGCACCCTCTGGTCGTCGAACACTGCCACGGCCGCCCAGCAGTTGACGGGGCTGCCCACCTTCGGCGCGGGCGACGTGCTGATGTTCGTCCTAGACCCGGCCACTGCGCGTCTCTGGATCGGCAGGAACGGCGTCTGGCGTGACGATCCAGTGAGCGGGGCGGCCACCTGGACGGCCGCGCATAGCACGGCCTTCTATCCGCAGGTCCAGGGCCGCAATCCCGGCGACGGCGGCACGCTGCGCTCGCAGCCCTCGCAGTTCAGCTATCCGGTGCCGCCCGGCGTGCTGCCTCTCGGCTACGAGCACCCCGACCTGCGCATCTTCGAGGCGCATGCCTTCATCGAACTGGCCTGGGACAAGGTCCTCAGCGTCGGCGAGTTCGAGGCCTGGTTCGATCTCGGCGGCGGCACGCGTCTGACCTCAGGCGGCGTCTCGATCTTCCTCGATCACGGCGGGGGCACGTCCCTCACCGCTGCCCAATCCGCCCTCTACATCGAAGTGGAACTGCCATGAGTTACATCCTGCATCTGGGCCACCAGCCCACCGACATCGCCGGCATCTCGGGGCTTCTGAACACGACCGCCGGAGGGTTCGACCCGACGCTCGACGTCAACGCGATCCGGCACGTCGGCTTCAACAGCTATTCCGCGCCGTTCTCCTTCTCGGTGCCGGAGCCCGTGGGCGATCTCTGGCTGGGATTTCGCTACGTGCCGCCCAACGCCGACGCCAACAGCATCAACCGCGCCGAGGCGAGCTTTCTGGAGTTCTATTCAGCTACCAACGTTCTGCTGGCCCAGATCAAGCCGATCACGACCACCAACCGCTATCACGCCATCGCCGCTGGCGACACCAGCGTGCAGGGCAGTTCCTCCTACACCGCCCCCAATGGACAGCCGCAATGGATCGACGTGCGGGTGGCGGTCGGTGCGGAAATCACCATCGAGTTCCATGTCGAGGGCGTCCTGCAATCGACGGCCACCGCCGCGAACGCGAACGGAAAGGGCAAGCCGCGCCACGTGGTCTTCGCCAACACCGCCCTGCACGGGATTTCCGCGAACCGGACCTGGTACTATGCCCATATCGCGGCCCTCGACGGGGTCTCGACCATCGGGCGGCGCTTCGTGCGCCGCAGCCCGAACGCCATCGCGAGCTTCAACCAGATGGTGGGCAGCATTGATGCGCTGCGCGATGGCGATATCGCCACGCGGGTCGCCAGTACGGCAGCGGGACAGCGCATGTCCTTCTCGCTGACCGGCCCGACCGGACCCGCCTCGGTTTCGGCCATCGCGGGCGTGCATCTCAAGCAGATCGCGCAGGCGGGCACGGTTGGGCCCGACGCCACGGCAGGCTTCCTGCGCATCGGCGGGGTCAACCACGATGCCGCCCCCGAGACCGTGCCGGACCTCGCGCCCAAGCCCGTCTATTCAAGTTGGGCGGTGAACCCGGTCGATGCGAGCCCCTGGAGCGATCTGACCTTGCCCAACGAGGTCGGGATCCTGTCGGCATGAGCCCGCGTCGCTCCGGAGAGGACCATGTCCGCATGTCCGATGCCGAGTTCGAGGAACTGCTGGCACGCGCGGCTGAAGAAGGCGCCAGGCGTGCGCTCGCGGATGTCGGGCTCGACGGCCAGGAGGCCGCGATGGATGTCCGCGACCTGCGCGCGCTGCTCGACTGCATCCGCTTCGTGCGCCGTACGGCCGTGCAGACCACGGTCCATCTCGTCACCACCGGCATCATCCTCGCACTGCTCGCGGGTATCGCGTTGAAGCTGAAGATCTTCGGCCCGGGCGGCTGAGCGCCAACCGGGTCGCCCCGCGACCCAACCCAATCCCCGCAAACCACGCCAACCCGCAGTCGCGTCGCTGCGGGCGGGTATTCTCGTCCCTTCGCAAAGGAACTCTTCCATGTCCGAGCCCATCCGCACCTACCGCCATTTCCGCGATGTGCCGCAGAACCTTTGGCGGTGGCCGAACTTCTCGCCCGCCGAAATCGCCTGCCGTGGCACAGGGCAGATCAAGCTGCACCCCGAGGCGCTCGACAAGCTGCAGGCTTTGCGCGACCGGCTGGGCAAGCCGCTGATCGTGCGGTCTGCCTATCGCAGCCCCGAACACAATCGTGCGGTCGGCGGGGCCAAGTCGTCGAAGCACATGGACGGCACGGCTTTTGATATCGCCATGTCGAACCACGACCCGGTGGCCTTCGAGGCTGCGGCGCGCGAGGTCGGGTTCCTCGGCTTCGGCTTCTATCCGCGATCGGGCTTCATCCATGTCGATCTCGGCCCTGCACGGCAGTGGGGAGAGATGTTCCCGGTCCGGGCGACGGCGTTCGCCGAAGAAGCTCCGCCTGCGCGCGAAGTGCTGGCCGATAGCCGTACCATGAAGGGTGGCGGGGCGGCCGGAGTGGCGACGCTGGGCGCGGCGGGCGTCGAGGTGGCGCAGCAGGTGCTGGCCGAGACCCAGACCGCGATCTTGCCGCTTGTGCCGTATCTCGACACGTTGCGTTGGGTATTCATCGCCGTGGCGCTTGGCGGCATCGCGGTCACGATCTACGCGCGTCTCGATGACTGGCGCCGAGGGCAGCGGTGATGGCCCCGCTCCTGATCGGGTTCGCCGCCAGCCCATGGATGCGGGCCGCTTTGCGCTACGGCGCCATCATCCTCGCCCTGCTCCTGTTCCTGCTTTCGCTTCGGCGGTCCGGCGAGCGAGCGGGACGCCTCGCTGAACGCCTTCAGACCACGGAGAAAGCCAATGATGTCCAACGCCAGATGCTCGAGGCGACGGCTCGTCGTCCTAGGTCTCGCGACGAGCTTGCTGAGCGGCTGCGCAACGGTCGGTTCTGAGCCCGGCATCGCGACCGTCTGCCCGCCCGTGGTAGAGTACACCCGCGAGTTCCAGGCGCGCGCAGCCGAGGAGCTCGCGCGGCTGCCGCACGGGTCGGCCATCGCCGAGATGCTGAGCGACTACGCCGTGATCCGGGATCAGGTCCGTATGTGTTCTCGCCCCTGATCAAGAGCCGAATTGGAGCCTCAAGGTCAGGCAGCAGCGTAGCTGGTAAAGACCTCGTTCGATCCGTCGCGCCGGATCAGAAACACGTCGTAGGCCTCGCGCTGGCTTTCCGGTCCCATCCCGGGCGAGCCGTAGGGCATGCCTGGCACTGCGAGGCCGACCGCGTCGGGGCGTTCCAGCAGGAGACGGCGAATGTCGGCAACAGGGACGTGACCCTCGATAATGTAACCATCCACACGACCCGTATGGCAGGAGACCATCTCCTGCGGGATGCCGTTGTCCAGCTTGTAGCGCATCAGAAGCGTCCCGGCGCTCGCCTCGGTCGTGACGGCGAAGCCGTCGTTCTCGAGGATCTCGATCCAGGCCGAGCAGCAGCCGCAGTTGGGGTCCTTCATCACGTGGATCGCCGGACCGGCGCCTTGCGCCAGAGCCCTCAAGGGCGACGCAGCCGCCAGCGCAGCTGTGCCGATCAGGAGCTTGCGGCGGGAAAACATGTCTTGGGTCATCTGATGTTCCTTTCGAGGTTGGATGTGTGGGCTGGCAGATCAGAGGTCGACCCGCCTGAGCCGCAGGGCGTTGGTGATCACCGAGACCGACGACAGGCTCATCGCCGCCGCCGCGATCATCGGCGAGAGCAGAAGTCCGGTGACAGGGTAAAGCAGCCCGGCGGCGATGGGGACGCCAAGCGCGTTGTAGGCGAAGGCGAAGAACAGGTTCTGCTTGATGTTCCGCAGGGTGGCGCGGGCGAGCTTGCGCGCCCGCACGATGCCCATCAGGTCGCCGCCCAGCAGGGTGATGCCTGCGCTTTCCATCGCAACATCGGCCCCGGTGCCCATGGCGATGCCGACATCGGCGGCGGCGAGCGCGGGGGCGTCGTTCA